CAGTATTTTTATTAAGGATGGGTTGGTGTTTTATATGGTGTGTTGGAAACGTTCAAGAAATAATAGATCTACTGGTATACCCAGAACACTTGTATCAGATTTAACTAATTGTTTTAGATAAAAATAGATATCAGTTAACTCATGGTGGTTGACCGGTACTCCTTGATTGATGTAAAATTTTTCCAAGAACATCATCGAAATCTCAAGATTTTCTTCGTTTATAACAGACAATGCATCGGCGGTGGACAATTTAATTTGTTCCCAGTCGTCTTTCTTCTGATACATTTTTGACAGGATGCGACTAACGCGTCTCATCAAGTCTGGTATAAAGCCCCAAGGTGATATAATGTTAGCGATATATTCAGCAATATCTGGAGTTGCTGTCTTCATTTTAAAGGTTGCCATGCGCCAAATTGGCACACCATGGTCTGTGCGTTCTTGCACACTACGACAAAGAATAAATGAATCATCGCCCTTAAAAGATGCGCAGATTACGCCACTAAATTTAAAACAAAGGCCCAATGCCGCCATGTTATACAAAGTATTAGCACCGAGAGTGTGTATCATGCCAGAATGCATTTGAAAGACACCCTCGAGTATGGCCCGAATCGGGGGATCTGAAGTATTTAGCGGTGATTTAGACGTCATGGTCATTGTCCATTTGGCTCGCATTGACATCATAAAATTGGCTGCTGCATCACTCACACCAAATAATTTATACAGTTTGGTGATAACTGTTATGCCCCTTTGCTCTTGCGGCAATCAAACTCGCCGAAATCATTAACCCACTTGATATACTGTCGGTCATTGATTTTGTCGGCATACTTGCAGAAGAACGTTGACAAATCAGCATCTGATGAATTATAAGCTAGTTGTACGTTATCTTTAAGCAGCAGTGGTAGAATTTCATCGAAGCATCTGATGAAACCGGCACAAACAATGTTGGCCATCTTAGTCCAAGCGCTAACGCCTTGACCTGCTTTGTCTTCTGCATCAAACCCGGGGTTCATGATGTTTTTGGGTTGCTGCTTCATGTGGAATTTAACTTGTTTATGATAGTTAAATTCAGTTGTGAACTCATTCTCTAGGTCAAGATATTTGGATGGTGGTGCCAATGGATCTAAC